ACCAGCTGGCCTTCTGCGCCTGGACGGATGAGGATGAGGCGCAGATCAAACACCAGTTGCACCTTGAGCGCGAGGACTGGATCACTGACACCGTGCACGCCAAGGGCGAGGTGTTCGGGCAGCCGGGCGAGAACTGGGCCAAGCTGCAATTCAACTACTCACTCGGGATGGAGGTCGAGATCCTGCGGTATCTGGATGGCCCGAACTATTGCCGCGAGCTGGACCTGCAAGGCGGGCAGCAGTGCCACATCGGGAGCCACTACGTGGGCCAGGACGGCGTGCCGCGACTCGACGCACCCGTGATCCAGCAGGTAGTGACGCAGTCCCACACCAACCCATTCCTGGTGGAGAACAACAAGCACTACCGGTACACCATCTACAATCTCCTGCCCAAGCTGGGGATCTGCTTCAAGATCATTGAGAGGCTGTGATGGGCCAGCGTGTGTTCGATATCTTGCAGAAAGCGGCTGCGGTCTATGAAGAGCGCAACGCTGTCTACAGCGACGCTTACCTCAAGGTTGGCCCGATCATGGAAGCACTCTTCCCACAGGGCATGAAGCTTGAGACGCCGGAGGACCACAACCGGTATCACCTGTTGGTGCTCATCGTCGTGAAGCTCACGCGCTACTCAGCTCAGTGGCAGTCTGGGCATCCGGACTCGATGAACGACGTCATGGTCTACGCCGCGATGATCCAGGCCCTGGACCTCAAGATGGAAGAGGACAGGTACATTGCAGAGGAAGGTTTCTGATGGCTGATGGACCTTATGGCCCCGAACCGCGCGTCACGCGCGTGATCTCGGATAGCTCTTCCGGGGCATGGGAATTCACCGTATCGCGTTCGCCGGAATGGGAGCACGGAACCGTGAAGCCACTCCGCAAGGACGTTCCCGATGACATTCGACTTGCATTGCTCAACTGGTTGAATGGCAACGTCACATGAAGTACGTTAGCTTGCACCATCACTCAACCTACAGCTTCATGGACGGATTTGGGCAGCCTGAGACGCACGTCGCTCGGGCTGCCCAGCTCGGCATGAAGGCCCTTGCACTCACTGAGCATGGAAATATCTCCAGCCATGTCAAGCTGGAGCGTGCTGCGAATGCACACGGGATCAAGCCTCTGTTTGGTTGCGAGCTATACACCGCGCCGGCCAACATGCGAGAGACCGCAAACATGCGTAAGTGGCACCTCACGGTTCTCGCTGAGAATGAGGTGGGATATCGAAACTTGCTACGGGTCGTGTCGCGCTCGTGGGCTGAAGGGTTCTACCGTTGGCCCACGGCGACCGCGAACATACTCGCGGACCACTCTGAGGGCTTGATTGTCCTTAGCGGGTGTGCAGATTCATTTCTGTCTTGCACCCTGCTCGGGGGCAAAGGGGTGGAGCTACGTGAGCGTGCGAGTAGTGAGGATGTCAAAAATGCAATGCGGGTTGTGGAAAAGTTCAAAGACATGTTCGGCGACCGGTACTACATTGAAGCCCAACAATTCCCAGAGTTGGGTCGGACATGCACACTCAACACGATCAACGGGGAGATCAGCAAACTCACGGGTGTGCCATTGGTCGCAACAGCCGATTGTCATTACCCATACCCGGATGATAACAAGATGCAGACTATCTTGCACGCCGCTGGACGTGGCACTGGAACCGTAGACCAGGCTGAAGCGGAGTGGGAATACAACATCCGGTTGACCCTGCCTGAGAGCGACCGAATCCTGCGCGACCGGTTGGAGGCCACTGGGCTGTCCAGAGGCCAAGCGACACGAGCAATCCACACTACAGCTGAGATTGCCGAGCGTTGCAATGTCGTGCTCCCCAAGGTGGAGCGGCTCAGGTACCCCACGCCGGAAGGGATCACTTCCAGCGAGCTGATCTGGAGCTGGCTTAGGCGTGGTTGGAAGTTCCGTTGGCCCAACAACCAGTCCATGCGCGCTCGGAAGGATGAATACACTGCTCGGGTGAAGTATGAGATGGGGCTTATCGAGAGCAAAGACTTCATCGACTACTTCCTGATGCTTTCGGATGCGGTGCGATATGCCAAGAACAATGGAATCCCAGTGGGGCCAGCGCGAGGCAGCGCGGCAGCTTCGCTCGTGTGTTACCTTCTACGCATCACTGAGGTTGATCCTCTGCAATTCCCCAACATGCTATTCGAGCGGTTCATCGATGTCAACCGGACTGACATCCCTGATGTGGATCTGGACTTTGATGATGAGCGTCGGGATGAGCTGAGGCAGCACCTAGTTCAGCAGTACGGCGAGGCCAATGTCGGCAACATCGGGACCTTCACTCGGTACCGAGGCAAGAACGCGCTCATTGATGTGGCTCGCGTGCACAAGGTCCCGGACTGGGAGATCAAGGTCATCAAGGACCTGATGGTTGACCGGTCTGGCGGTGACGCCCGGTTTGATGCAAGCCTCTCCGATACGCTGGACATGTTCCCACAGGCTCAAGAGGTCATGGACAAGTGGCCAGACCTCAACTACGCAATGCGTCTGGAGGGCAACCTACGCGGGATGTCCGTCCACGCAGCCGGGCTCGTGGTCTCCAACACCGCGCTGACCGATACGGTTGCGATGTACGCTCGCGAGGACAAGCGCAACAAGACCATGCGCCAGGTGCTGTCCGTCGACAAGCATGACGCGGAGTACCTAGGGCTCATGAAGGCTGACTTCCTGGGCCTGAAGACAATGGGAATGATCCGGTATGCACTCGACTACATTGGGATGCCGCTGCAGGATCTCTACAACATCCCGCTGGACGATGAGGCAACACTCGCTGCCTTCCGGGCTGACGACGTTACCGGTGTGTTCCAGTTTGGCGGAGGCGCCACGCGGATTGTGAGCTACAACGTAGCGCCGGACAACTTTGAAGAGCTGTCCGACATCAACGCTCTCAGCCGTCCTGGACCTCTGCACTCTGGAGCAACGCAGCAGTACATCGACGTGAAGCATGGCCGGCGTGAGCCAGAGCTGATCCACCCCATCCTGACGGAGATCACCGCGACGACCAAGAACCAAGTCATCTACCAGGAGCAGATCCTTCGTCTGTTGCGCGAGGTCGGCGGATTCTCCTGGACACACGTCGCGGAGATCAGGAAGATCATCAGCCAGAAGTACGGCGAGGCTGCATTCAACATGTCTACTGAGGTATTCGTGGAGGGTGCAAAGAAACTACACAACATGAAGCCCGAGATTGCCACGCGGATATGGCGCTTGCTCTCGACGGCCGGGTCATACGCCTTCAACGTCGCGCACTGTGTGAGCTACGGACTCCTGGGCTATTGGACCATGTGGCTTAAGGTCCACCACCCGTTGGCCTTCTACGCTGCGAGCCTGCGCAAGTATGAGGATGACCAGTTCTACCTACTGCGGGACGCGATGCGGCATGACATCCACCCGAAGCCACCGCACTACAACAACTCCGGCGTGACCTGGGATCTCAAGGATGACACCATCCGCGCCGGTCTGATGCAGGTCAAGGGCATCGGCGAGAAGATGGCTGAGGAGATCATCCGCGACCGCGAGACCAACGGGCCGTTCACTGGTTGGACGGATCTCACACGGGTCAAGGGCATTGGGCCCAAGAAGATGGAGACCATTCGCGACACTGCAGCGAGTGATGACCCGTTTGGGATCTACCACATTGACCGAATCCTCAACAAGGTCCGAAAGGACATCCGGGCTCGCAAGCTGCCTGTCCCAGCTCCGACCCATAAGGCAACAGAGATCCCAGAGACCATCGACAAGCAGTCCATCCCGGTTGTGTTCCTCGGAATCCCCATTCAGCGTGACCCGCGCGACGTGATTGAGGACGAGCGCGGCAGGACTGGCGAGGACTATGAGGCCATTCGAGCGCGGATGGAGCGGCCGGACCTCAACAAGCGGATGGTCGTGCACTGCATTGACGAGACCGACAAGACCGTGTATGTGCGCTTCAGCCGCTATGACTTCCCACGCTTTGAAGAGGCGCTGTGGGACATGGAGCTGAACGGAGATGTGCTGCTGGTTGCCGGGGTCAAACGCGCAGGGTTTGGCACGAGTGTCTATGCTAAGCGGATATGGGTCATCAGCCCAGACGACTAGATGAGGTGCAGCAATGGACAGGGACAGGCCCGATCGCGAAGCGGTCAGGAAAGTCATCGATCGCGCAGCGGGGCAGATTGATCGGTTGCAGGTGGCGAATGAGCGACAGAGGCACACCATCGACTCCATGCTGCAGTTTCTGCGGGAGCATGACCTGGTCAACACCTACAACAAGTGGGCTGGTAAGTCTCGCCCCAACGTCCGGCGTGAGATCCAAGATGTACATCTGCCTCCTGCAGATGAGGAGACCAGCAAAGATTCATGAAGTTGCCGTGGTGCAACGGCAACTAGGCGGGCAGCAGTAGGATTGCAACAGCAGGGCCGGAGGAACCCCTGCAAGAGTCGAGGAGCGACATGGGATACCAGAAGCAGAAGGTCACAGAGGCCAGTCGTAAGCGCTTGGGATATGCCATCAGGGCTGTCCGGATGCGCCGGAATGCGACACTGGCGGAGATGGCTGAAGGGCACGGTTTCACTGGGTCGGCACTGTCCGCCTGGGAGCAGGGTAAGTACCTGATGGAGCGCCCCAGCCGAGTCAAGCTGGACAAGGCGATGGGTTGGCCCGAGGGCACAACTCAGCTCTTCCTGGATGGCAAGTACAAGTCCCTGGAGGACATCGGGGGCCCCAATGCCGGCGAGCGCCGGAAGCCTTACATCCCGGACATCCCGCCCGAGGAAGACTTCAGCCCGGAGTACGGCGAGCCCTTGGACAACAGCCCGTTGAGCCCGGAGGCCCATCAGGTCATCAAGCCGGATGACCCGGATGCCGCGCGGAAGGCGTTGGCGCTGCTGCTCAACCAGGCGATGGAATCCCCCAACCCGGACATGAGCCCGTTCACCATCGAGATCCTGATGCCTTGTTACTGGGATGGTGACCGCGCTCGACGTGTCGCGGAGGCTGCTCGCAAGCTTGCACAGCAGGCTGTGGATGCGTACGTGGCGCAGAACCTCTGAGACGTAGTAAGATCCTTTCACACAAGAGCTGGGATCCTGGCAGGCACAGGCTGGATGGAAAGCGTCTGATGGGCGAGCAACGGCGTACCCCCATACGCCGCGTCACCTAAGGCGTGAGGCCCGGAAACTGTAGACCCTAGGGCTGCAGGAGTAGGTGGGGCCAGGTTCCCTGATAATTCAATAGCGGCAGGGCTCCAGCAACGAGAGATGCTTGTCTGCGGTCTGTAAAGCGATGGCGTGGGGTTATCGTGAGTATATGGGGCTGGAGTCCTGCTTTGGTTGTCGGTAGGTTTGCTGGTTTCGTACCCGTACTGCCGGGCCGTCTCTGCCAAGCCCCCGCGTGACGGTAGGCCAAACCAAACCAGTCCCAAAGCCCCAGCCGGGTGCGTGAATGGCCGCCCGGAGCATGCGCACCTGGCTGGGATCCAACAGAGTTGAGGAGATCAGCCCGCATGAGCGAGGTATTTCTAGGCATTCCCGAGTGGCTGTCGCGTCGCCGCAATGAGGATGCAGAGTTTGGCCAGCCCGATCACTACTGGACCAGCCGGCGCGCAGACGACTACGACGAGACCAACCTGCTGCGGGATGTAGCTTTCAACCGACACTCGATGAACGATGGGCACCACGTCAGCCCGACGGACAACAACATGATCCAGGTCGGTGACGACGGCATCCGCGTGCGTCTCGTGCAGGGCATCGATGAGGAAGCCTTCAAGCGCACGCTCTCTAAGGCCCAGCGCGCGACCATCGGTATCAACTTGGAAGCGCCGGAAGAGACCAGTGACTGGCAGGAGATGCTGCGCGGTGGGCTCCAGACTGCGCTAGAGACCCAAGTGGTCGTGTTCGAGGTCTCTGGGCTGTCGAGGACCTGCACTCACCAGCTGGTGCGCTCTCGCCGTGCAGCGTTCCACCAACAGTCCCAGCGCGCGAGCTACTACGGCGACCGGCCAGAGGTCAGGATGCCCGAGTCGGTCTGGCGCAATGATCGAGCGCGGGAAGCTTTCAAGGCCGCGTACCACGCCGCAGCGGAGGCTTACCGGACCGCCACCGAGGAAAACATTTCCTACCAGGACGCACGGTACGCGCTCCCAGAAGCGACGACCAACTACATCATGTGCGAGTACCCGGTGCGTGAATTCCTGAACGTGTACGCCTACCGGGCTTGCTCCATGTTCTCCTGGGAGATCGTGTCTGTGGTCCGCGAGATGGGCAAGCTGCTCGCGAATGCACACCCCTGGCTCGACCCCTTCATCAAGATCAGCTGCCAGACCTCGCAAGCCTGCTATGCCTGCGAGGGTGATGGAACGGTCTTGGACCCGATGCGGGGCCTGGTCGATTGCCCCGACTGTGGCGGGCTTGGCAAGCAGGGCAACAAGTGCACGTTCCAGGGCTGGGAGACCGTTGAGGGTCAGTGCCCGCTGCCTTGGGCCAAGGAAGACAACCGGGTGTTCCGTTCCGAGCACCACCGCATCGAGCGCAAAGAGGAGCGACCCAATGGCGATGCATCGAAATGAGGTCCGGTTGGCGTGCGTCTGGAAACTCTTGACGCACCTGGACGATATGCAGAAGCGCGCAGCCGAGTTGGGATATGACCCAGAGGTTGTCTTAGAGTTGGTGCGCATGTGGTTGGCTAGCGGCAATCCGCAGCGACCGGCCATGGAGGGTGTGCCATACTCCAAGATGCGGCAGGACATCCGTGTGCTGTTGGATGAGTGGGGGATCCAGTGAGGAAGATTGCAGCGGGAATCGCAGCGGGCGTGGCATTCCTCGCGCTCGCGGGGTGTTCGAGTGACGCTGATGTTGCCTCGCGGAACCTCTCCAAGGAAGCGGACAACTTCCAGGTGCCGCGTCGAATCGTGTTCTACAACGGCATCACCGACGAATACATCCTGGAGGTCAGGGGATTCTGCAGCCTGGGAAACTTCGATGAAGCTGGCGAGCTATCCGTGACCTGCAAGGTCGGTGAGGGACAGTTCAAGAAGCATTACCTGGGGCTCTCCGACAATGTGACGTACTTCGCCGAACAGCTGGAGAGCAAGGGCGTCTCAACCAACTTCTATCAGGTCAACTTCAAGCCGCAATCGATCGCCCCAGATGTGGAGGTCCGCTGATGGCTGGCTACGCTCCGAACGACTACACATACCATTGCCCATCCTGCAACAAGGAAATTGATTGCCGGGTGTTGCTCGTGCCCGCCACGAGCCAGCTTGTGATCGATGTCGAGCCGATCAAGGAGCACTTCAAGCGGCACGTGGACCTAGTGCGGGCAGCCTGGGAAGTCCTGGAGCCCTTGGCGACCTCGCGCCTTGAGACGCCGGCTGAGTTCAAGCCGGGCGAGCGCGTGGAAAGGCTCATGCCATGATCAATGTGCCGGGGCTGCAGTTTGAGTTCAACGAACAGGATGACGGGATCAACGCCTGGCCCGTCTGGCCGCCAGCCCCGATCACGATGAACATCGAGCTGACCAACGCTCCAGAACAGAATGAAGCGCTGCGGCTGATGTTTGGCGGGTATGGCCCAGACAGACCACCAAAGGAGGGCCAAGATGCACCGCACGACTAAGCGCCACCGGGCAACAGTTTCCGGTTGGCGGGTACTCGTGGCCGGCGCGCTCGCGGTCGCGCTCTCGCTCGCGGGCGTGTAACATGGCTTGGTGGTGGTGGTGGGTTGTCCTCGCGGCGTGGGTGGGCTCATGGATCACCTTGTTCCTGTGGATGAACCACTTGCACCGGAAGCGCCAACTCACGATTATCGCTACACTCAACCGAGCGATTTGTCTGATAGAAGACATGCATCACGACCGTGACCGTGCACAGGAGGATGGCGATGACAGCTTGGCGGAAGGCCAAGGCAAGCATCGGGATGGCGAACTGCGTTGAGGTCTCCCGACCCGAATGGAGGAAGGCCACCGCGTCCAACAGCGGGGCTGGCTGCGTGGAGGTGCGGGGGATCTGGCAGGGTTCGGTAGGCATCCGGGACAGCAAGCTGGGAGAGGCCAGCCCTGTGTTGGAGGTGGCCCCCGACGAGTTCAACCGGTTCATCGGCGCGCTGAAGTCTGGAGCGCTTGACCTCGCGTAACAACAACAACCGCAAGCTGGCCGACCCGCGCTGTCTTCCTCGACTCCGGCGCGGGTCGGTCTTTTATTTGCCGA